AGGCAGCACACGTATTTCCAAACCTCCAGGTAACGAATTCACAGAAAGCATCTTTCCAGAAAGGAAAGCTTTCGGATTACTTCGGTGTGCCTATCACCGACGGCAAAACTCTGACACAAAGTTTTCCAATATCGGCATTGCCCTTTCGCGCATACCAACTGATCTACAACGAGTATTACCGTGACGAGAACTTGCAGGAAAAAGTTCCATTTAGCAGAGGCAACGGGAATACCCAATCAGACCTGGGAGCACTTACAACCATGCGACAGCGAAATTGGGAGAAAGACTATTTCTGTTCTGCTCTCCCATGGGCACAGAAGGGCGATCCCGTAACTGTTCCGATTGACATTGCCTACAAGTCACCCGCTCAGAACCTGGATAGCCTTGGCGATCCTGCACAGGCTGGCCAACTCGATGTCGATGCAAATGGAAATATCGGAAACAGCAATCAACCTCTTGCTGGTGTCATTGACAACATAGAAGAGGGTTCAACAGGAATGACTGTTGAAAACATCCGGTGGGCTGTTAGGATGCAGGAATGGTTAGAGCGAAATGCTCGTGCTGGTTCCAGGTATGTAGAATCAATATTCACTCACTTCGGAGTTGTATCAGATGACCTCAGACACATGAGGCCGCAATTCATTGGCGGTGGCCAACAACCCGTCGTCGTATCCGAAGTACTGCAAACATCAGAGACTAATGCCGAGGTGACCCCACAGGGAACAATGGCCGGACACGGAATTTCCATAGGATCACAGAACCGCTTCAATGGGAAATTCAAGGAGCACGGATACGTCATTGGAATTATGTCCGTCATGCCTCGTACGGCATACTCTCAGGGCCTGGATAAGCACTGGACAAAGTTTTCAAACTTTGACTACTTCTGGCCTGAGTTCGCCCAGCTGGGAGAACAGGAAATCAAAACCTCCGAATTATACCTGGATTGGGAAGCTGCTTCAGCGATACCAGGGACATTCGGGTACCAGGAAAGATACGGTGACTATAAGGAAACCTTCTCAAAAATCGCTGGTGATTTCCGTGACAACCTGAAGTTCTGGCACATGGGACGAGAGTTCGACTCCCAGCCTTCACTAAATAGTGATTTTATCACTGCCGATCCCACCGAACGCATATTCGCGGTCGATGATGATGGCGCAACGGACAAACTCTATGTACAAGTGCTCAACAAGGTTAAGGCTCGTAGGCCTGTTCCTTTCCATAATGTGCCTACTCTCTAGCTGTGTAATCACCTTGGAGACACAAACAAACAGCTCTCTCTCAATAACTCGCCCGGAGGGCAATCTTGGTACCAGAGAGCGACGCAAACAAGTTCATTCATGCATTGGAGACAGCACCCATTTGGGTGCGGTCCCTTTGCACCGTAAACCAAAGCAAATGCCATGAAAAAGAAGAAACTACTATTTCAAACCTGGCTGAACTATGAATCTCAGCCGCACCATGTTGAAACACCCGTAGGGGATTCCCTAACGGTCCCAGGCGAAGCCCTGACAATCCCACAAATACGCGAAAAATTACGCGGTGGAATCCCCATGCAGAACCTGGTAAACATCAATGAGGCTCATTATACTGATAATGAGGATATTGAGAATACTGATCCACTCCGGGAACCGGACCTGGATCTTACTGACGTCATGGACCTGGTCGAAAATAGCGAAGCCATATTGGCTGAAGCTGAGGCCTCAGAAACAAAAAAGGCCAAGTCAGGTAATCGCAAAACGAAGACGACACAGGAAGATTCGGCAGCAAACGAGGAAGATTTATCGGAGGAGTCTATTGACGAAACTTCTAGTACGTCTGAGGAACCCTGACTCGGCCCCAATAGAGGCCGAAATTCAAACGATCTCATCGTGAACGACCAGAACCCAAACTGACAAAATTGCATCGTCAGATGGATCGCTTTCAGGAAACGCAGCCTCACAAATTGCAACGAGTGTATAAAACCTACTTGACTGTTTTATACACTACTGACAGTAAAACGCCCTCAGCAACCCTAGCATTTACTTTTTTTCACATATATTTACGCAACCAAACTTGACTATATGGCACTCGGAATAGGCGGGCAAATAGCCCTACAAGGTGGAATAGATATTGGTTCCGGAATTCTCGGAAACCTCTTCCAAAAACGAAACATTAGATTGCAGAAAGAAGGCAATCTCGAATTAGCAAACTATGCATGGCAAAAGGACAAAGAAATGTGGCACATGCAGAACCTCTACAATACCCCTCAGAACCAAATGCAAAGATTCGCTGATGCTGGTCTGAACCCAAACCTGATTTATTCACGTGGACAACCAGGTATGGCAACAACCTCTCCCAGGAGACAAAATGTCGCTCAGGGATTAAGACAAACAAACATTCCCCGGATGAATGTCATAGGACAATACCAAATGCTTCGACAGCAAAATGCTTCAATAGAGAATCAACAAGCTGATACCAGGTACAAGGGAAACTTAGCTGATACACAGGAATCAACGGCAGCAATCCAGTCGATTAACGCTGAACTCAAAAACGCGGAGCGGTTCTTCAAGCTGTATCCAAACTCTTCCTTTAAGGGACAGCAATACACCAATACCAGGTATTTCAACCAACAACAGAATCTCTATAACCTCCAGGCCAAGAAGAATAATCTGCTCAATATGCAGATTGACTTAGCACAACAGAAGCTCCTTACCGAGCAACGTAAGTACAGGTGGATGCCCTGGGAGAAAGGCTTTTCAATGGGAGCAAAAACGGCAGGTACGGCCCTTGGTGCTGTTGGAGTAGGCAAGATCGGTAAAGCTTCAAGGCTTTCCAGGAGAAAAGTATCATACGGAGATTATCTCCGATCAAGAAGGTAAACAAAGCTGGTTCCTGTACGGGATGATGGATTAAAAGGGCAACGCATTTCCTACCAGCTATTTAATAACTCAAAAATCAATTATTATGACTTACAGAAGAACAAGAACCAGGAAACGTTATGGACAAAGGACTCGTAGAACCTATTCAAGGTCCAGGAAAGGACGGTATCAAAAGCGAGGTCGATCAGGATCACGCGGCTATTCATCCAGAGGAGGCATAAGGCTTTAGCATGGCATGTGGGAATCCCATAAGAATCAAACGGAATGGCCAGGAGCACTTTGTTTCCTGTAAACAGTGCATGCCATGCCGTATACGAGACGCTGTTGAGTGGTCACGGCGTATAGCAAGTGAGTTGCCGTATTGTACGGCAGCTCATTTTGTGACCCTCACATATTCAGACGAAAACATCACACGTAATGACCTGGGTCATTCAGTACTCGTCAAACGTGATGTGCAGAAGTTCATCAAGCGTCTTAGATTCGAAAACCAAAAGCACACCGATATGCAATTACGCTACTTTTTAGTAGGCGAATACGGTGGGCAAACTCTCAGAAGTCACTACCATGCAATCATGTTCAACATTCATCCGGAAGTGGCTCCCCAGCTACGCGATATATGGGGTAAAGGCCACGTGATTGCGGACCCGGATGTGAATAAGACTAACATCCAATACGTGACAAAGTACATTACAAAAGTAAATCACTCCTCGACGAGCGACCACTTGGAGCTGGTAAAAGAATTCCGGCTTATGTCAAGACGGCCTCCGATAGGACAACTATACGTAGATGACCACAAAAACAAAGAGTATCACAGTCGAGATCAACGACGCACAGTTACCCAAAGAGGAGGAAAAACAACTCCTCTCAGTCGTTTCCATGTTGAACGATTCTACCAGGAAGCAGATGACCCTGGCAAGACTGCAACACATTTTGAAACTTTTCACAGATCAGAGAGATACAGAGATACTGTACAATCTCGGAATGAAAAGCTTCTCGAACAAGGAATATCCCCGGATGCCCACGCCCGGGAATTACAACAACAACAGCTCCGACAGTGGGAGGAGCGAAACAAAAGAGACAAACTATGAAAAGATCAATGAAACGTCGAAGCGGAAGGCTTCGCGGAGTGGCCCCGAACAGGCCTCGTTATTCTAATTTCGACTTATCCCATGAGAAAAAATTGTCCATGGGATTCGCTGACCTCGTTCCGATTTATCTCCAGGAGATTATTCCGGGCGACCGCTTCTCCGGATCATCAGAAATCCTCCTGAGAATGGCACCTATGATAAGTCCTGTCATGCACCGTTTAAAGGTGTATACCCACTATTTCTTCGTACCTCACCGTCTGGTTTGGGATAATTGGGAAGAATTCATCACTGCTGGTGAAGATGGCCAAGCCTCACACGTATTTCCAAACCTCCAGGTAACGAATTCACAGAAAGCATCTTTCCAGAAAGGAAAGCTTTCGGATTACTTCGGTGTGCCTATCACCGACGGCAAAACACTGACACAAAGTTTTCCAATATCGGCATTGCCCTTTCGCGCCTACCAACTGATCTACAACGAGTATTACCGTGACGAGAACTTGCAGGAAAAAGTTCCATTTAGCAGAGGC